CATGAACTCATCTCCTCCTCTATTTGTAGTTGCATTTCTTGGGTTTCTTTTGCATCATAATAGTCATAATTGACAGCAATCTCAACCTCATCAAGATTCAGTTTGTTAAATTTTGTTTTTTGCTTGTGATAATTCAAGAAAATATTCCTCAATATCAAATATAGATATTGCATGTTTGGCTTTCCATCTTTGAACACCTTGTCCTCAGTTGCATATTTCATAAGCTTGATGTAAAACTCCTGAACAATATCTTTGGCATAGAATGATTCCCCCATCTTTTGAATGATTTGTATCCACTCCTCTTCATTCTCTTGAATTTTCTTAATCCACTCCATTGGTTAGAATCTAATCAAATGTACGGATTATTTTTTAATCATAAAAAAAGCCGAACATTTCTGCTCGGCTCCTTACTAACTCAAAACATCCGCATCAAAACGGAAGATCCTCATTATCTTTTGGCTTGTGACCATATCCAGCCTCAACCTCTGCTTGATAAGGCTCTGAAAATTGTAAGCCCATATATTTTTTTCCATCTTTGGATTCATTCAGCCAAGCAGATATCTCCATCTTTTCTCCTTTAATAAAACAGGATCCTTTGTAGTCAGGTTGCTTTTCAGTTTTCTTGAAGTCATTTTTGAATAAGACTCCTGTGTTTTCTTTTTGTTCCATTTCTATTTGTTTTTAAATTCTTCATGCAATAAACTCTCATAATACTCTTGGCACTCCTCCACTCTCTGATATATCTTATCAACTACCTCTTGATCATATTCAATCTTAAAGGTTTTGACTCTATACTTTACTGGAACTCTCTCAAAGCTATGTTGCCTTTCAACAGTTGCCCTCACAATTGGATTCTCATCAATCTCTTTAAGTTTGTAGTGAACTCTTCTAACCTCATCCTCCACAATATCCTCAGGAGTATCCACTAAACAATACGCAAGATACGAAATTTTTCTGCCTGTCAAAGCCATATACCCCATTAATTGATACATATAGTCTTTGTTTGGTACATCTTTATCAAACCACGGATATGTTGTTGCATCTAAACTGCTCTTGACATCCAGGACAAAGTCCTCATTCAATACATCAGGAGTCCCTGTCAAGTATTCATTCTCAAAAAACTCCTCATTCTTGGTCATTTCTCCCATATCCAAAACCTCTTGAGCAAGTTGAATGCTTTGATTCTCTACAGCTATTCCCTTCTCTATGGCTTTGCTCCATATGTCTTTGGAGTATCCATACATATTCTCTATTGCTAATGCCTCAAGATAGCTCTTGCATGTTTTACTCAGTTTGCCTTTTGTTCGGCTGTTGGGCATTATTTTGCCTATTTGTGAACATCTTATCTTTAACATGCTGTAATGCTTTTAAGCTGTTCCTTTGTCAAGTCAAAGCTACTTCTCAATTGCTCATGGGTATATTTGCCTTCTGAAATTGCAAGTATAGCCTCCTCAAATCTCTCTGCACTTATTGGCTTTCTTTTCTTTGGCTTTTTATTCTGCTGCTCTATTGCAGTTGCTACCTCATCAGCACTTGCCACACTTGTATCAATCCCTATTCCTAAATTTGCCAATGCCCTTCCCCATGCAGATGTTTCACAGTTCTCCACATAGCTAGTCTTATTGATAAAGGTTGTTCCTTTAATCTCCTCTGCTATTCCTGTGGCTCTGATATTGCCATCAGCATCCTTTATGGTTGCCTTAATCATTACTGATGTAGCTGTTTTCTCAAGCACATCAGACTCTAAACAAAAGCCTTTATAGTTCTCTCTAAAGTATTTAAGCCTTTCATTGACCTCCACATAAGGCTTTCCCTTGATGTCTATTGTTTTAAGTTGTTTATTTTTCATTGTTTATTGGTTTATATATTTCTGAATCATTCTATAATTGTCTACATATCTATTGACATTGTGATAAGCTTCTATCAATGTTCTTGCTGAATGCCTATCTCCATCCCTCTCTGCTTGTTTGGCACTTGTCCACATGCCCTCCTTTATTCCTGTTGCCTCAATAGGATTCAGATTGAACAGCCAATGCTCTCCATCTACTTTCTCATTTATTATTTTTTTGCCATTAATTGTGATTGATTTTATGCCTGGACTGTTCGGCATCATCAAAGATATTCCTTCCATTTCTGAATGTTTTAAATTGTTAGTGCAATAAAGATAATAATTCTATATTGATTAACCAAATCATCCCTTGAGATTCTTCAGCTTTTCTTTATACAATTCTATGATATCCTTCAATTCTTCTCTGCTGAATTTTCTAATCTTATGAGCTTCCTCATGTAGTTTGATTAATTCATCTGCTCCTATCCTCTCCTGGATCCCCAATTGATAGTTTAATAAGTTTCCATGCAGATCTCTATTGCACCTCACGCATTGTCCATGAACGTTGCTCTCATTAAAGGTTGTGTTTTTATGGGTGCTTGAAAAGTAGTGACCAGCGTCAAACTTAAATCCTAATTTTTTCCCACAGCTCACGCATGGTTTTGACTTATCTCTTTCTCTGATGAACGCATTAAAATACCTTTGGGCTTTCTTGGTTAGGCTCTGAACAGTTTCAAGCTGCTCCTTGAGTTTTTTCTTTTCTTTTTTCCAGTTGCTTTTTTTGGCTGATGTTACCCACGCTTTAACGCAGTCAGGCTTAAAGCAGTATTTCTGATTGAAATGCTTTGGCTCAAACTTCTCTCTGCAATGTTTACAACGTGGCATTTATACAGCTTTTTAAAATTTCTAAACAAAGTTCTTTTGGTATTTTACTCCTTTCGTAATTGTTTTTTAAACCTTGTGTACCTGTTCTTGAACCTCTTGGTGCTTCCTCGTGATGACATTTGGTGTTACCAGCAAAACAACTTGGTCTTGGTTTCCATCCATCTTCGTTAAATATATCGTAAATGTGATTGCTCCATATATCCGTTGGTTTCATTCTTGTATCTCCATAACTGCAATATGTAACGGTTGCTCTGTTTATGCCTTTTACTTTTCTTCGCATTTTGCCAACAGGATTTTCCATAAAATATTTTGCATTTGGAAACCAACTAAAAACTTCTAAAGTTTTATTTAATATTTCTACTCCCAATATTGCTTCTTTGGTTTTTGGTGTATGGTCTTCGTTCCAATGATGACCAATTGATGCAACAGAAAAGTAAGTGCAAGGTGGCGATGCCCATATAATATCTGGATCAAAAGTTATGTTTTGCTTTTTTAAATCTAAAATATCTATTACTAAATCAATGTCTTTAAAATTATTTACATCTATACTAAACACTTCATACCCCAAACTTTCGGCGACTTTTCCAACTGACCTACTTCCAGCAAATAATTCTAAAAGTTGAATTTTATTTTTACAACGTGACATTTAAAATAAACTTTTTTGCGTATAATAATTGGATAAATCCCCCCATTGCTCTGCAAATGCTTGTGCCATTCCTTGAAATGTTTTACTTCTTAATGATCTTCTTTCCTCGGGTGTTGTTGTAAATCTCATTGCGTCATAATACCATTGAGGCTGTTTTTTCTTTTTGCCTGTTTTGCCATCAATCCATTCAAAAAACTCTCCTTTATCAACTATGTTTGTTGGCTGTAGTAAAGGTAAATTTTTTAGCCAAAGGCAAGTAGATTTTTGTGCTTTATCTCCAAACATATATGGCTGCACTATTTGATCCGGCTTTCTAATGTTACTGCTTATAACTGATATTGGATTCTCTAAAGCTATGTGTTTAATAGGTGCATTTAAAAGCTTACTAACAAAATCTAAAGCCTGTTTTTGTTTCTCCCATCTTTCTTTATTTTTTGATCCGTCTTCATTATAAAGCCAACGATTGCCGGATAGGGCTAAATATGTGCAAGGTGGATGAGCCACCATTAAATCATACTTGCCACTATAAGCCTCAATTAAACAATCTCCTTTTATATGCCATTCCGGATGTCCTCCGCTTTGGTCTAATATATCACAGCTATAAGCCTCATGACCTAATTTTCTAAACTCTTTGCAAGTTGCTTGGCTCTCTTCACATGCAATTAAGACCTTCATATTCCCTCCCTTTGCATTTTACCTTTCAGCTCAAGCTCTCTGATTTTCTCTTTTAATGTCATATTCACATGCTCCAATCTGAAGTTTGTCCTGTATTCTAATTTCAAGCTGTTCTCTAATTCAATAAAGGCATTTTGAAACTCAAGTATATCATTCAAGGTTTCAGTCATTGTATTGATTAAGTCAGTTCTATCAGGATGCTTTTCTTTAAGATTTTGGATAGACAATTGAAATCTCAATATGGTTGTCTTTATATCAATATGTGCTTTTAAAATGTTTATATCATTCATATTATTTGGTTTATTATAGTCCACAATAACCGCTGTCGCAGTCATTAAAGTCATCGTCAAAAAGATCAAGCTGCTCTAATGA